ACGAGGTAAGTGCTTGAGCGCCCGCTGATGGAGCAAACTGTTGTCGTGCAATGTCAGTTAACTGCTGATCTTGACCTTGATTAAGTAAGCGTTGACCTATGTTGCCAACCCCAAAGTTAGGCTGATTTCCTAAGTATTGGTTTGCAATACCACCCAAGCGTTGATCGGCGGGTTGATTCAGATACTGCTGACCAGTTTGGAACAACCCTGAAGCTGCTCCCTGTAAAGGTGCATACTGCTGTTGAGCCATCTCTGCTTGCGTTAAAGCACCACCAGCAAGACCTGATAAGCGATTCTGATAGGCTTGTAACTCAGGGCTGACAGTGTAACCAGCACCAGTTAAGTAGCCTTCAGGCGACATCTGAAAGTTAGATGAACCAAAGCGAGTAGTTACACCAACAGGGCGAAACTTAGCCGCTTCAGCAGCTAATCTAGCCGCTTCACGTTGAGCCGCCGCAGATGTATTTGCTGCCGCTTCAGTAGCAGACGCTTGTTCTTGCGCCCCTAAAAATCCTAATACTGCACCAATAGGCATATCAATCTCCCTTAATCAAAACTTCATCCACCTTAGACGGGTCTTTCTCGTCTGTAGCGTGAATGCAAAACCAAACACAATCAGTTATCGCCTTAACCCCATGAATCAATCCTGCCTTAATCTCAATGCAAGCAGGGGCAGAAACAATATCAATCTCAGTACCACGCAACACGGCAACCTTGCCTTCAGCCAAGATAGACAAGTGACTAAAGTTATGGGTGTGTTTTAGGATGGCTACACCAGCAGGAAACCTAGCTTCCTTGGCATACAGTCCATCAGAAAAGTGGTGTGTAATCATGTTTACTCAAAAATAATATTTACACTGCCAGCATCAAAGGTGTCAGTGCCGTTGACAGTGGTAATCCGAACTCGGTCTAAAGTCGCACCTAATGACTTATAACCAGCCAAACTAAACATTCTTGTTGTTGCTGGTGGGCTTCCAAATAATCCTGAAGCCATAAAATCATTGGATGAAAAGAAAGTTAGTGTCATTGCGCCATACATAGTTTGAGATGCTAAAGCACCTGTTGCATCTACTATGGTAAAACCAGATGAAAGGGTTGTAACCACATTGTTTTGTGATTGCTGATTTTGATTCATTGTTCCTATGTAGCCACTGGTTTGTACGCCACTTGATGTTCCTAATTGAACAATAATTGGACTTGTACTATTTGTACTTACTCCATTAAACATTACAGTAATTCTCTTTACCCAACTTGGTATGCTTGTAAAGTCAACGCTTGTGCCTGATACAGAAACAGCAGTACCAGAGGTAAGAACACCTACACCTGTTGGAGTTCCATCTATTGCGGGGCTAGTTAAAGTCTTGTTTGTCAGTGTCTGTGTATCTGATGTTCCAACAACAGTGCCACTTGGGGCAGTCTTAGTTGCCCATGTATCTAAATCAGCATCCCAAGCCTGTACGTTTGTCCCAATAACTAGACCAAGGTTAGTTCTTGCATCAGCCGCATTAGAAGCACCAGTGCCTCCATCAGCAACTGTTATGTCAGTAATTCCAGTAATTGTTCCACCTGAAATATTTGCAGTTGTAATGGTTGCCGTAGGAATTACTACAGTGCCTGAAAAAGTAGGACTAGCTGAAAGAACAGTGTTTCCTGAACCTGTAGAAGAAGTAACTCCTGTACCACCATTGGCAACAGGTAAAGTTCCAGTAACGCCTGTAGTAAGTGGCAAACCAGTAGCATTGGTCAAAGTACCTGAAGCTGGCGTACCTAAAACTGGAGTCACTAGAGTAGGGCTTGTAGACAAAACATTGTTGCCTGAACCAGTTGAAGTTGTAACCCCCGTACCGCCATTAGCGACAGGCAAAGTACCAGTTACTCCAGTAGTCAAAGGCAATCCAGTGACGTTTGTCATCACTCCGCTTGCTGGAGTTCCCAATGCTGGAGTAACAAGTGTTGGGCTAACCAAGTCAGCCTTAGTCGCAACAGCAGTTTGAATGTTATTGAACTCAGTATCAATCTCTGTGCCTTTAACAATCTTCAAAGGATTGCCAGAAGTTAAATTATCTTTAGTGGCAAAATTGGTTGATTTTGTGTAATTGCTCATAATATTCCTTTAACTTACTTTGCCGTTTTTGGCTTGAATTTCAATCTTTTGAATAGACAAACCAGTACCATTTATGTCTGATTCATATCCAGTTTGAACAACTTTACCACTGCCAGATGCTGAAACTGTAAGAGTCTGTAACGCAACACCATCAGAGTATTGTGCAACTACAGTGGCATTAGCACCATACTCAGCAATACCATAGTAAGACTCACCCTGACTAGGAATAGCATCGTCAGCAGACAAATAGTTTGTCTTAAAGTCAAAGCCCCACTTAAAGGTAACAACCTGATTTGTGCCGCCAATAACTACAGTAGACAACTTCTTCAAAATAGAAGTTTGGTTCTGATTTCCAAGGTCTGCATGGTTTGTGTAGTACAAGAAACGATAAGCAGTGTCGTGATCTTGATAAGTACCATACAAACCAATATAGCCATTCTTACCAATGTACAAAGTACCATCACGGCGGGACAAAAATGCTGTTGGTGTTATTGAGTCCCAAGTTGTTGCTCTTGCCGCACCATCAGGCAAGTAAGCCTTGGTATCAAAACAAAATACACCGCCTATAGATGGAGTAGTCAACAAGTAAAACGCTTCACGCTCAGAATAGACAGACTTAATATTTGCCAATGTCTCACCAGCAATGATAGTTGTTAAGTCATTACGAATGTTCTTAGACAAGTCTCTCTCAGGTGAAGACTTCTCTTGAATTGTTCTCATCAAAGAACGAACACCAGAGTTAGACAAGAAAAGCACATCAGTGCTGGTTGTCTGAATACTGTCCCTTGCAATGCAACCAATACCTTCAACAGTGTCACTTAGTATCATAGTTGATGGCGCAGTAGCACCTGAATAAATAAGAATTTGACGCTTGCCAAAGATGAACAGGAAACCATTGTGTGCTGCAAGACCTGTAATCTCATCAGCACCATTTACCCATACACTGTTTACGTTCAAAGAACCAGCAGTACCTGTAGACCATACATGACCAGAGATTAAGTCTGAAAAGAAAACTGTTGCGTTATTGGCTGTAGTGTTTGCCGCCCACAATCTACCAAAAGCAGAAATTACAATGTTGGCATCAGGCACAGTTCCTACATAACCCGACTTCTCACTAACTCTACGAAAGGTGGTTGTGCTAACAGCAGGGTCAAAGATTAAAGCATTAAACCCTGACTGAAAAAAGTAAGTTATGCCATTCAAAGATGCTGTTTGCCAGTTACTTGCGGTAATGGTTGGTGCTGTACCTCCACCACCATAGGTCAACTCAACAACAGCATTAGACCCATCAAGTTTAAACAACTTGTTGTTACCAGCAAACAATACAGTCAAAGTGCCATCAGCTTGGACTAACTCATGTATGACCTTAACGTCATTAGCGCCTAGATTTCCACTAGACGCATTGACCCTTGAGAAACCTTTGCGTGAACCCATTCGACCATACTGGTCAATCACACAATTTGTCGCAACCAAAGCATATCCAGCCGCAAGATCAAGAGGTGAGTCTTGCGTATTCAGACCATAAAGTGCTGGTGCTGAGATGCTAAAGGTTTGTATTTGCTGACTCATACTGGCACAAACTCTTGATTCTCAGGGTAACGAGTTCCTTCCAATGCAATGCTGTCAGACAACATGGCTCTATATAACTGGTATGCCTCAGATGAAGTCAAACCACCATCTTCACCACGCTCTACCAAAGCACGGGCATAGGCATTCTGAGAGACTAAAGTGTCAGCAACAGACACAACAGTTGCATCTGATGTCAAGGTAGCCTGTGGCACTGTCAAGGCAAATTTGATTGTGTACACGCCATCAGGTATTGGATATAGATTTACCTTGGTGTCGTAGCTTGCATCAACTCCATCAAAAGCAAATTCTGTAGGTATTGAGTTGACAAGTGGAGTAAAGTTTAGTTTGCGATTCATGTCCACAAAAGTGATGTTTATGAGTCCAACATTACTTGTGGTATTGATTACATCCATGACTTGAAACTTCTGTCCAGCACCTGTCAGAGAATATGTTGCTGTGGATGCTACAGTGGTTACTGTAATGGTTTGACCCAAAACATTCCAAGAAAAAGCATCTTCAATCTGACGTTTGGCATCATTAACAAACTTGCCAATCAATGAAGAATAAGAGGTTTCGGAAACAGTAGAAACTGTTGTCTCACGCAACCTTACGAGTACATCGTTTACAAGTTCTAAGTAAGTCATCTGCTTGCAGCCTTTGCCTTGTTCCTTGCGGATATAGCTTTAGCTTTTGCCTTTGCGTCTTCCTTGGAGTTTGCACCCCAAGCCTTCAACGAAAGAAGCAGTCTTGTTGGTTCACCATCCTTGTACTCTGCACCGCTGTTACCAGCCATACGAGACAAGAAACTTGCCCTGCGAGGGTTATCCCCCGACTTTACTGGAGGCTTCAGATTACCACCAGTTTCTGCATTATAAGACGCTCTGCCCTTGGCATTCAAGCCGCCTTTTGGATTTTGACCAGCTTTTGTTTGCC